ATGAAACATCTAACAATGTTGAAAATATTAGTATTATCGAAAGTAAAGAAAACTGTTCACAAAATAACTTAACACCTGACTTTTTTTACTATTTATTGTTTTTATCTATAATACTTTTTAGAAAGAAAGTAAATATAGTTTAGAAATTGACGAAGCATAGCGTATGCACACTAAATCATTAAACAGATTAGGAATAATAAACAGTGGTTCGTTTAAAGGCTGCTATTGTCTAGTTTTATATGAATGTGACTACATAAATCATAATAATTTAAAGTGGTTTAAGATCTACGTAAACAATACAAAAATTAGTATATCTAATAACAACATAAACTTTTTATAAAAATGAACTTAATAATAATACTTACCAATTAAACATTAAAGGATTTATTTATGAAAAGCAACAATAAAACAAACGCACCAGTTTATTTGGCTGCAATATACTTTATAATATTTACAATCCCAGGATTAGTCCAGTATTTTTAAAGAAAGAAAGAAAGGTAAAAATGGCATCCGGTTTCAAAAAAGAAATAGTAGTTTTAACATCAAGTCCAAGTAATAAAGTTGTAAGTTTTTTAAACGACTTGAGACAACTTTTAGATAAGCATAACGCAAAACTTTATGCTTCAGACTGTGAGTTATTTATGGATGGATTAGGATATGTAGGAGTTCTAGAGGATAACATTGAAACAGTAGAAATATCAGATGGTTCAGAAATACTTTATACATCTAATATAAACAATAAATAAAAGTTATGAATACTAAAAAACCAGCTTTGAGCTGGTTTTTAAAAAGCTAATTGATCTTTAAGTTTTATTTAAAAGAAATTTTATGCTTAGTATCTTTTTTATCAATTGGCATTGTTACAGTTAATATACCTTCCTTTAACCTTGCAAAGCTGTTTTTAATATCAATTGATCTGTTTAGCATTATGCTTTCATTAATGCTTGATTTAAAAACTTTATTATTTTCATTACTTGAAGTCTTAATGCACAACTTTTTTTTATCAAATGTAATGTCAATATCTTTTTCTGAAACTCCAGCTGCCAAACATTTAAAAACAATGCTATTGTTTTCTTCAAAAACTTTGTAGCTATTTAGTTGAGAATAGTTTGTTGGGTAGCAAGCATAAGATGAATGTGGTACTTGTGATAAGTCTTTAATTAGCGTATTAACGATTCTTTCGATTGTCATTTTTTTCCTTTCGAATTGTTGTTGTATTAAATTTAAACACCATACTAAAAAGTGTAACCCTTAGATGTTATTTTTTTTATAATTTTTTATTAGTTCGCTTAATAAAACTAAATCTATTTTACCTCCCCAACTTTCAACTAGATTTTTAATCTCTTCAAAAGATAATTTGTTTTCTTCTACAATATCACACAACTCGTCTTTATAAGGTGTAACATCTTCAATAATCATAACTTTGTTATTTTTTCCAATATCAAATAATTTGCCGTCACTAGAAAATGTAAAAACTATCTTAGACATGTTTGCCTCCTTGTCAAGATATAATAAGTAGGCATATTTGAACTAATACATTTTTTTTTAAATCTTTAGTTTTAAAGCTATTTTTTTTCTAATCATTAAAACTTTATTTTTATATATAAAGTTTATTAAATCTTCTTCACTACTTAATACTAGTTCATACTTTACGTAAAAAGCTAGATAACATCCAGATTCAACTGTGTGATTTACTATATTCTTTCTAGTGTCGTAGATGTCATACCCAAGAACTACATCTTGTTCTTTGACTACGAATAGAAAGTGATGTATCATTTAATTTTTTCTTGTATGCTGATCTGCTATCGATGATGCTACAAAAGAAAGGGGTTTTACTTTAACATCAAAACCGCATCCTGAAATATACCCTGATATCATGTTTTTATATCTAGAAGATAAATGTTTTGAGTCTGGATTTACATCTGCATGAATTTCTATATTTGCATTAGATAAGGTATCTCTAATTTGAATTGCCAAGTCCAAAGAATCAGTTGTTTCTTTTAAAAGCCTTTTGGAAAGATCTAAGTAAGAGTCATCTTTTATTTTAGTTCTATAATAAAAATATCTTCTGTCATAATACTCTTCATTCATAACACATATTGCTTTTGTAAAAATAAAGTTGTAACCTAACTTAACACTATCACTTCCAATAATTATTTTATGTTTTGCAGATTTTGAAACTTTTTTTAAGATAACAAGAATTTCTTCTATATTAACAACTTCTTTGCGACCATTTTTCCAATTAGACATGATAATCTCTTTTATATTTAACTATCTCCCGATGTATTTAGCATTGCTAACATCACCAATATATTGGTATGCACCTTTATTAAATAGGGGTGCAATACATGTTGATTTTCTTATTGCTTCTTTATTTGCTTCTTTGTCACCACAAACTATGCAAGTTCTGTAACCTAAAGATAGACGCTTATCAGGATAACTATTATAACATTTAATACAAACTGCCATGTTAATCTCTCTTATAATACTTAAGTGTTCCGCAAAGTTTTCTATAGTAATCTTGACTACTCATACCAGAAGCTGCAACTTCTTCAGTCCAGTCTTTGTACATTGCATAACCAAGTTCTGTAAGTTCTTCTTCGACAGGAGGATAGCTCACAGGATCAATAAAGCCATCATCAGGCTTTTTCCATTCACCTTTAGATTTTTCTGACCTGTAAAGCTTCATTGCTTTAGGAGTATTACCCAGCAAGTTTGCTGACAGCAATTTTTCAGGTGTTAAACTTATTTCTAGTTTATTATTGTTTTCATCTATTATATGACATAAACAATTAAAGTTTTTTCTGCCAACAGTTTTGATAAATTTTAAAAAAACTTTTTCTTGTTTTTTGAAACACTTAACAAGTTTAATTGCATCCTTACTTTTAATTTCTTTATTATGCACCTTTGCAGATATAACATCAACAACACTTTGAAAAGTTTGTGTATCAATATGAAAATAAATCCACTTATGTTTAACACCAGAAAATTTTAACTTTATTTTGTCCTTCATTTTTTCTCCTTAATATATTATAAGGACAAATTAAAAAAAATACACGCTAATCATCTTTCTCAAGCTTGATAGACTTTACCTCAAAATTGTAAGTTTCTACTAGATAGTCAACTATATCTTCTTCACATGCGTCTGAGTCTAAGTCTTCTTCTTGTATTTTTAAGCTTTTAGGAAGAATTGCAACTTTTCTTGATTCTTCATAATTACAATCTTCAAACTCAGTATCTTCAAAATTCCATATTATTTTTTTAATAGCTATCATTTATAATTTCCTTTATGAGGTACGTTTTAAAGTTTTTCTATATGATCATTTATATACCAGATTGCTTTATTTAAATCTTCTTTGTATTTTTTTGGATCTTTTTTGCCTGCTCTTGCAATATATTTAACAGCATTTCCTAAGTTGAAGTTTAGCTTCCATGCATGAATAACGTCAATAACTTCATGCCCGCTATCCTTTAGATAATGACCAGGATGATCCACGTTTTCATTTTTTTCTTTTTTCGATTTACCACATTCACACATAATTCCGGCTGTGCAGTTTGTACATCTGTTAACACGATTCATTTTCTAATTCTTCTCCTAAAATATTTTCTAAAGTTTGTATACCAAAGCAATCAAGCTCTTCAGGATTTATAACAATATCTATCTTTTCTTTTTTGTTTATTTTATTAATAAAAAAATTACCGCATTCTAGATTTAATTTATGTGGAACACCTTCTAAGTTTTGTATATTTCCATTTACAATATGAATATTGTCTATTCTAACTTTTATATGAGATTCTAGCTTAGAGCCTTTTGTTCTTATTTGAAACTTTGAGAAGCCTTTAGAAGATGAAATAAATCTAATCCATGCAAAGCCAGTACTTTCAAATAAATCAATCATATTACTACATTCTTCAAAAATCTTTGAACCTAACTCAGAACTTAACATTTCATGATCTAAAGTGTTTCTAATACATAACCAAGCTGCATTATTAGGATCAACATTTACTTTGCCCCACGCACGACCTCTTCCAGCGAACATAGCTTTAATACTTGTGTTATTAGCATGACTAATATTAAGTGTATGATTAATAGCTTCATTAAAAATTTCACGAAGCATTGTTAGTTTAACTTCATGGCTTTCTTCTTCTAGCTTAAATATTGCATCTGAAACTGCTGGAAAAATAATTTTTCTGATTGATTGAATGTCCATATTGAATTACCTCTTAATTGTTTTTTATATTATAAATTAACAAAATTAAAGTTACACACAATTATCTTCTTTCTTTCATTATCTCATTATACTCTCTTCTTGATTGTAGCAGCTTTGACATCATCCGTGCATTAGGCTTTTTAATTAATTTAGATAAACGTCCCATTC